TCATAGTGCTTTAAGTATATTAGCGAACTTTTCAGCAGTTTCTTTCTTTTTATCTTTAGCAAGATGACTGTACAAATTCATTGTGATCGAATAGTCTGCATGTCCTAATCTCATTTGAATTTCTTTAGGATTTACATCATTGTTCATTAGTAGGCTTGCGTGAGTGTGACGGAAACCATGAAAACCTATGTTAGGAACTTTTGCTTTTTTAAAGTGTCGAACTAAGTGCTGTCTTTCGAGTTCGTAAGTTCTCATTTTTTGATGATATGAGAAAACTAGAGAATCATGCAAAGATATAGCACCATAATTTTGGTGTTTTCTCCACTCTTTCAACATTGAAATTGTCTCGCTATCTACAGAAACTAAACGATTGCTTTCTTTTGTTTTTGCGCTGTCTTGTATCTCATTGCTGTATTGTATGAGTGTCTTAGATACACTAACGGTATTATTGACAAAATCAATATCAGACCATGATAAGGCTAAAGCCTCACAGATACGCAAACCAGTAGCAAGTAAAAGCTTGTATAGAGTAGTGCTTTTTATATTTGCTGTGGTTGATTGTAACGAGTCAAGGTAATCCAAGAAGCGTTTGAGTTCATCATTGTTAAAATACTTTATTTTTTTGACTGTTCTTGTCTTGAGTTTTGGAGAAAATACTTTTATAGCTGGATTGTCTGAGATAACACCTAATTGCATACCATAATCAAGAATGCGTTTGATGATATTGAGTAACAATTTATAATCTTTACTTTTTCCCTTTTCACGATTACCGTTAACTATTTCAGCAGTATTGGCATTTCTAGCCCAGTCATTAACAATATTTTGCAATAGTATAGTTGTAATTTTCTCAACTTTATAGTTTCCGAGTGCTGGCAAAATATAATTTTTTAAAAAATTACTATTGATTCTGATAGTGTTTGCTTTTACTGTCAATTTATAAGAATCAAACCAACTAGTGGCTAAGGCATTAAAATTGTCAAATGAAACTTTTTCTCTTGCAACAGTAGAGCCATTTTTGATAAACTTATTCATAGCTTGGTGAGCTTTATTCTCGCACGTTTTACGGTTCTTGGCTGTAACCGTGGTGCGTACTTGCTTACCTGTTAGGCTATCTACACCAAGATAGACATTTACTTTATAGACGGTTGTACCGTCTTTTTTTTGAACTTCTTTAATATTCATTTTTTCTCCTGTTCTATTGTCGGGCAAGACATGATTAAGGAGAAAGCGATAGTATTAAAGTTTTATTTATTCAAATTCCATATCATCGATACCGTCAGTAAAGTTTTCTAAAAACTCATACTCATTCATGAAGTTTATCCAGTAATCTACTTGCTCTTCGTGACTGTGAAAGCGAGGCTTGTTTTCTGCATTTTTAATTCCTTCTGCCACGTTTGTGAAAGCGCCGCTTATGTTCATATCCCACATCTTGTTAGCTTCTTTCTCAATTCGAGAATCAGGCCATTTTGCGGATGATTGTCTACTAGCGTTTTTGTCTAATAGGTATATTGTAGCTTTTTCTAAGAATTTACCTTGAGCACGAGTGTTTTCTTCAACATATTTTCTAAATTCTGTGTAATCCATTTTTGACCCCTTACTATAAACAGTGGCTATCTAGTTGAGGTTGACCGATTATTTCATCAAACACCTCAACAACCAATCCATAATGACGTTTTTCTAACTCAAAATATTCAATAAATTTATCATAATCAATAACATCCGGTTCCCAATCGAACTGAGCAAGCCATTCATCGGCTCTATGTTCAATCATATAGCGGTCGGCTTCTCTTTCCTGCCTTCTGTCCCAACCAGAAGAACGACAATCAAGATGTCTATGTCCAAAGGAAACGTGCCCTATTTCGTGAAGTAATATATTCTGAGTTACCTTTTCACTATTGAATATATCAATAAAAATATAAGCTGTTCCTCTAATATTAAATTTCATTCCATCTTTAAGATGAGGGTAATCTGAAGGATTATAGTATTTTATTTTTAGTGCGAGTTCTGAAAGCAACTCCTTTATAACTGACATATATTTTACCCCCTGCCATGGTCTTCTTCCCATGTTTCACGGAGCAAATGTTTATAAAGTTCTTTTTCTCTTTCTGTCAGAGGCACACCATCAAAAGCTACAGCTTCGTCTACGGCTTCTTGAAGCTCTTCGTCAGTAAGCGGAGAATTTATATCAAAAAGAGGAGTAACTTTTGGTTTTGGTTTAACAGCTCTTTTAGCCTTTTCTTGCTCTTCCAATTGAGAAGAAGCAGTATCAAGAACTATTTTTTGACGTGGTTCTTCAAGTTGTTTCATTGCGTCAATAGTTTTTTCAATAATAGGAAACTCATTTTCGCTTACCCATTCATCGCTAAATCTTGGATCTATATCAGATTTTAAAATCCCAAAGAAACTAGCAATTTTTTCAACATTACCAGGATTAACCAAAGTTTTTCCGCTAGTATAATCACTAATAGTACTTTGGGCTATTCCAGTTCCTCGTTGCAAATCTGCAGGTTTCTTGTTGAATTTATTTAAATATTTTTTTATATTACCTGCGATAATAGGCTTTAATGCTTCTTCTCTTGGCGTTAATTTTGATCTTCCCATTTCCATCTCCCTTTAATATTTAAATATATTATACCGAAAAAAATCGGTAGTGTAAATAATAAAAACTAAAAAATATCGAATAAAATCGTTTTTATAGTTGACACCGAATAAAATCGGTGTTATAATTAACTCATAAAGTCAAACAAGCGAACAAACATGGAGCATTCAGTACGGCAGACGGAACGGGCTCAAATGACGGTACACGACGTATCCACCGCTACGTAAGTAGCAAGTTTGGCAAATAAAAAGCCCCAGAGGGGCGGAAAGGAAAATGATGTGGAGCAAACATATCAATTATCTATAATTTTCCCATCACATGTATTAAAGCTTCCTATGAAGATATCTGAAAATGATATTGAAAAAATAGAGGAAGTTTTATCACGAAAATTAATATTAAAGCATCTTGATAAAACGTCTGGGAAAGTATATAGCATTAATACCCAAAATGTACTATGGTTCGAGTTTAATGCTTTGAAAACAACTGAATTATGAGAGAAATTATACCTGGTATACCTACAAAAAACGTAATAATAGCAGTTATGATTGCAATCCATCTATTGTGCCTCTCGTTTGATTTTCTTTCAAAATCTTCTTGAGATTCCATCTTCGACTCTAGCTTTAGGATTCGTTCTTTCAAATTTGCAATTTCAACTAATGGATCTTTTATTTCGTCATGAATTGTAGTTTTGACGTGAGATTTAACAACATCATCATACCAAAAGGCTCCGTGGTCATTTTCAACTATTGCTTTACCCATTTCTTTTCCCCTTCAAGTATGTTACTGATTTAGAAATTTCTTCTCCATCTTTATTTTTGAGCTTGAAGACTGCAGCATAAATTTTATCTGTCTCGTAATTTAAATTTTTTACAGTCATTTGTATTGGTAAATCAATGTAACTAGGAAGTGAATAAAAATCTGAACCAGACAGTAAGTAAACAAGCTCCACTTTCTGACCAATTCCTCCCTTTCTAGCTTTGTAATCTTCTAGTTTTCCAGAAAGGAGCAGCTCATACTTTTTGATTTCATAAATATATATCGAAAAATTGTAAACTGCACCATTTTCATAATTTAAATTAATCAAAGTAGCAGAAAAATTAATATCGTTTTTCCCCTCAGCTACATAGATATTTTCTGACATGAAATTTGAGATATACTCTTGCCTGTGCTCAGGCAATTTAAAATCGTTCATAAGAACCTCCAATATAATTTTAGTTTAGTCACTTACATTATATCACGGAGTTATGATATCGCTCACAATGAGCAGGGAAGACTGGCGAACAGGTTCGATTCCTGAACTTCCCTTACTGCGTATGCAGAAATTTTATTTAAAAGAAAGGAGCCAGTATGGCAGAGAAAACACCACCAAAAATTAAATTAAAAGCTGCAAGAACAAATGCTGACTTTTCAGCTAAAGAAGTTGCTGAAATTGTTGGAAAAAACTATCAAACTATTTTGAGTTATGAAAAAGATAGCACTGAAATTCCCATGAGTCTAGCAAGAAAATTGGCAGAAATTTACGACTATCCTATTGATTTTATTTTTTTAGGAAAAACAACCGAATATAATCGGTTTAAAGCTAGTTAGAAAGGAAAAAATATGAACGAATTACAAAATTTCACAAATGGAATTTTCAATCTTGACGTTAAAGTCGAGGGAGAAGAAGTTCTATTTAGTGCAGAACAAGTCGCAAAGGCTATGGGTATTACTCAAGTAAAAAATGGAAAAGAATATGTTAAGTGGGAACGAGTAAATAGTTATCTGCTAAATTCCCCAGAAGTGGGGAAAGGGTCATTTATCAGTGAACCTATGGTATACAAACTTGCATTCAAAGCAAACAATGCTGTATCTGAAAAATTCACAGATTGGCTGGCTGTTGAAGTCCTTCCGACGATCCGCAAGCACGGAGCTTATATGACGGATGCGAAAGCACAAGATGTTATTTCTGGTAACGGTTTGGCTGATTTGCTACTCCAAGCAGGAAATCAGATTAAGCAACTTGAACTTGAAAAAAGCCAAATGAAACCAAAAGCGTTATTCGCTGATAGTGTTTCAGCTTCCGAACACACGATTCTCATTCGAGATTTAGCTAAAATCCTCAAACAAAATGGCGTTGATATCGGAGAGAAACGACTATTTACTTGGCTTAGAGATAATGGATACCTTGTCAAGAAAATTGGTAGTGATTACAACTCGCCAACTCAACGTTCGATGAACTTAGGTATTTTAGAGTTTACTGAAAACACTCACGTTCATAATAGCGGGAAGATCACCGTAACCAAAACGCCCAAAGTAACAGGCAAAGGTCAAATCTATTTTGTAAACAAATTTTTACAAGATTTAGCTAGTTAGAAAGGAAAAATATATGGGAGAACGATATGATCCAATGGCTGCGTATCTAGCCAATGGCGTCCTAGAAGAATTTCGTAAGATGACGAATGAATGGCTGAAATTCCAAAAGGAGCTGTTCAAATACGAAAGCAAGACTGGAGAAATCAGGCAGGTTGATTTGTTGAAAGAATTCCACATGTCATCAGATACGCTTAAAAAGTGGAGAGAAAACGGATTACCTTCGATAAATCGAGGTGGTTCAGTCTTCTATCTCTTGGAAGATTTACATGATTTTTATTACTAAAATGTCGGGCAAGACATGATTAAAGAGAAAATGACTACCTCCACATACCAAGTTAATTTATTAAATGCGGTGCTCCGCTAGAAAGGCAGAAATTTTGGATAAAGAAATAGAAAAGTTAGCTAACAACTATAAAGAAATAATTAACAAAATATCAGATCTTGCTTTGGATCAAAATGATGGGGATATAAGAAAAGCTCGCAAATGGCTAAAAGAGCAACTGTTTTATACAGCTGATAGGGCCACAAACGAGCTTATCAAATTATCAATAGATAATATTTTAGATTACCACGGTGTTTCTTCTAACGAAACAATTGCTGAAGTTTTATAAGTAGTTTTAAAATCTAGACCGATAGCAAACCAGTCAGTACTACCAAAAAGTCCCATCAGCCCAATATGTTGATATGATGTTCCTAAATCTGGAGAGTCTATGTTAGAACCTGAAAAAACTCCTTCGGCATAATATCCATCAGGATCTTTATCTAATGAATTCCAAGCGCTTATTCTGGTTTCTTCAGAAATAACGATTGACTCACCATTAGAAAAATGTACTTTAACAGACATCAACTTTCCTCCTTTCCATAAAACTAAGCAAATACCGCAAATATCTGCTCACAGTAATTATAGCACTCGGAGGATTAAAACACATACATAGAAAGGCAAATAATGCACACACAAATTATGAATGGACGAGAAGTCCTGACAGTTCCAACAGTCATTGGATATAAACATTATGACTTAGAAAAAAGAGAAGTAGTTGGAGAAGTTATTGAATCTACTTATCGAAGAAAAGACGGAACAATGTACATTATCCGCAGATCACGAACAGAACGAGAAAAAGCTGCTATGCTCAATTCGTGCTTGTCTGACTGGGGATATTAGTATGAGCAAACAACAAAAAAGCCCTGCATGGCACGCAGAGCAAGTAGGAAATTCGCCAAAACTTCTACTTAAATTATACCATGAATGCCTAGAAATTTGAAATGGAGAATTGAAATGAGCGTCGAAAAGAAATTAAAAGGTAAATTCAAACCAAAACAGTCAGGAACTGCAAAAGATTTTGCTCTTTATCTTATTGGAAATGGCTATTCGTTTTCATATAAAGAAAATGAAAAAACTGGTGATATCACAATTGATATAAATTTTGAATATGATGCATTGTTTGAAGATGCTAAACAAGCATTCGACAGCATGGAAGAAAAAAATAATCCTCAAATGTCAATTTTTGAAGAAGAAAATTAGAGTAGGAGATAAAAATGTCAAATCAAATCACTAAAACACAACAAACTCTTAAAAGCCCAGAGGTAAAAAAGAAGTTTGAAGAAGTGCTAGGCAAAAAAACGGAAGGTTTCGTTGCAAGTTTACTATCAGTAGTTGGTAATTCTAATTTAAAAAATGCTGATGCAAATAGTGTTATGACTGCAGCAATGAAAGCAGCTACTCTTGATTTACCAATTGAACCAAGCCTTGGGTTTGCTTATGTAATTCCTTATGGGAGAGAAGCGCAGTTTCAAATTGGTTATAAAGGATTTATTCAATTAGCTTTACGAAGTGGCCAATTGACTGGGCTTAATTGTGGAATTGTATATGAAAGTCAATTTGTAAGCTATGATCCACTTTTTGAAGAATTAGAACTTGATTTTAGTCAGCAAGCAAGTGGAGATGCAGTTGGATATTTCGCAAGTATGAAATTAGCTAATGGATTTAAAAAAGTTACTTACTGGTCAAAAGAGCAAGTCTTGGCGCACAAGAAAAAGTTTGTCAAATCAGCTAATGGTCCATGGCGCGACCACTTTGATGCAATGGCTCAAAAAACAGTTTTAAAAGCCATGCTTACTAAATATGCCCCAGCATCTATTGAATCAAAAATGATTCAAACGGCAATCACAGAAGATGATAGTGAACGTTTTGAAAATGCTAAAGATGTTACGCCAGATGAGCCGGTAATTTCAATTGATGAATCAATGACTTCTGAAGTTTCACAGAATGAACCTGCTACAGAAAGCCAGGAACAACTTCCAGAAGATGAAGTAGAAGAGTTGTTCCCGATTGGTAAAAGCTGATGAATAAAAGATTAAGTTTTTCAAGTTTAAAAGCATTCTCTGATTGTGAAGCCGAAGCTGTTGCAGTTATGGCTGGAGACTGGGATAGGCAGGCTACTTTTTCTCCATCTACAATTGAAGCTATGAATGCTGGAAGCTATGTTCATAAATATTTTGAAAGCAATAAGGCTTTAGAGGAGTTTAAGTTAGAACATGAATCAGATATGTTCACTAAAAAAGGAAGTTTGAAGTCTCAATTTCAAATTGCTGAGAAAATGGTTCAAACGCTTGATCATGATCCATTATTTAAAACAATTTACCAAGGAGTTAAAGAACTTGAAATCTTCGGAAAAATTCAAGGAATTGAATTTCACGGCTTCCTAGATTGTTTGAATCTCGAGCGAAATATATTTATTGATATCAAAACAATCAGAGGTTCTATCAGAGATAAGGAATGGTCAGAAGCTGAATACCGAAGAGTGAGCTGGATTAAAGCAAGAAAATATCTGTGGCAAATGGCTATCTATCAAGAAATACTAAGGCAGTCTGACGATGAAAAAATCGGAAAAAACATTAGTCCAGTTATTTACGCGGTAACTAAAGAAACTTTTCCAGATAGTGCTGGAATTACTATTCCGCAAGATTGGTTAGATGATTCGCTTGATGAGGTTTGCGAATTTACTGATAAATATATTGAAGTATTGAATGGAAGAGTTCCAGTAAGATGTGAACAATGTAACTATTGCAAAGCAACAAAACGAAATATACAAACGATTTCGTACTCAGATTTAATTTAAACCTATGAGCAAACTGCAGTCCTCAAAAATCCTGAGCAGTAGAATTAGAAATAATTCAACTTTAGCAAAGCCACCTTGGGCGGTGGTTTCGTATTTAGTCAAAGCTGGAGGGTGGCGTAACGAGCCGTAAAGTCAATGAGTATTTAGTGTTTACACATAACCACTCATCGCCAGCTTTTAATTTGAAAAATAAAACTTGAAATAAATACAGAAGAAAGGAGAAAAATGCAAAGTATTAAGCGAAAAAAAGCAGCAAATAACTTCACGATTTTGAGCAATGAGTTTTTACGTGATGAAAACCTTTCTCTTAAAGCAAAAGGTTTGCTTGCTTATATATTAAGCCTTCCTGACGATTGGAAAATATATTTTGAAGAAATCGAGAAACATCATAGAGATGGGAAAGCTTCACTTAGAAGTGCTTGGAAAGAGCTTGAATCTAATGGATATGCAAGAACCTTACGAAAAACTGACCCAGAAACTAAAGCTGTTAAAGAGTGGTACAAGGAAGTTTCTGATTTCAAAAAGCCAGATTCCGATTTCCCAGATGTGGCTTTTCCAGATCTGGCTTTCCCAGATGTGGGAAATCAGCAGCTACTAAATACTAATATACAAAACACTGAAAAACAAAATACTGATAATAAAAAAACTACTACTCTCTCTGATGAAAATAGTGGTCTTTCCCAAAAGCTTTCTGACATTTATCAAGAAAATTTTGGAATGGCAAGTTCTCTTATTATAGAAAATATCAAATATGATTTAGAGGACTTTGGATTTGATTTAGTTAAAGAAGCAATGACAAGGGCTGCTTTAGATAAAAAAAGTTATCGTACAGCTCAAAATATTTTAAAAGATTGGCAACGTAAAGGAGTTAAGACTTTACAAGATGTCGAAGCTGATGATGTTAATTTTAGAAATCGTAATCAAAAAAGTTACTCTAATACTGCTAAAAAAGTTGTCAAACCTGCCCCTAACTGGTCTAATCCTCAAACTAAAGAGGATAGGGAATATATGACCGATGAAGAAGTGGAGGCTTTAATAAATGGCTTGGGAAATCCCTAAAAGTGCATTTGATAAAGAACTTGCAGGATATTACTTAAGTTTTGTTCCGAGAGTAACTTATCAGCAGTTTGTAAGATACGTCAAATGGGCCCATGAAAAAGAAATTGTAATGAACCCAGTGACCTTTATTGCATCAGTTAAGAAAATCAGCAATGAAGCAGCAACCGAATTAATGATATATGGAGAAGCAAGTGAAGTTTGAATTTGAATTGGATAAAATGCCGACTACTCAGCAACAAAAAGGCATTAAAAAAGTGAATGGTAAACTTCAATTCTATGACCGTAGAGGAACAAACAACTACAGTCTTAAAGCTCATCTCATGAAAAATAAACCGAAAGAGTGCTTTGAAAAAAACGTTCCTTTGAAGCTATCCGTTACTTTTTTCTACGCTATCAAGCAAAAAAAACGTTGGTGGCAATGGAAAACAAGCAGACCTGATTTAGACAATCTTATGAAGAACTTACAAGATTATATGACTAAGTTGCGTTATTACAGTGACGACAGCCAGATTGTATGGCTTGAAGCTAAAAAGGTTAATGACGAGAAAAACAGAATAGAAATTGAAATTACAGAGGTGTAAATAAATGATTGAACTAAACAAAATTTACAATGAGGACTGTTTGGAAGGAATGAAGCGAATCCCTGATGGTTCTGTAGATATGATTTTGTGTGATTTGCCTTATGGAACGACATCTAATAAATAGGATAGCATATTGCCTTTTGATAAACTTTGGGAACAATACGAAAGAGTGATAAAAGATAATGGTGTAATAGCTTTAACAGCAAATCAAGGTTTTGTCAAACAAGTTATTGATTCAAATGTTAATTTATACAGATACAAATGGATTTGGGTGAAAAATAATGCAACAAACTTTATGAATGCTAAAAATAGGCCGATGTCTCAATTTGAAGAAGTGTTAATGTTTTCCAAAGGAAGAACAGCAAATGGTTCTAATAATAAAATGGTCTATTACCCTCAAGGGCTTATAAAGTTAGGAAAAGAACAAAAAAATGCAGATTCTAGTTTTAAAAATAATGCTAGAGACTGGAAGAAAAGACCAGAAGTTTATGTTCAAGAATATACTAATTATCCAACTGATATTTTAAGATTTGACTATGACAAAAATACTTTTCACCCAACACAAAAGCCAGTGGCACTATTTGAGTATCTAATTAGAACCTATACAAATAAAGGTGATACAGTCCTTGATAATTGTATGGGTTCAGGCACAACAGCAATTGCTTGCTTAAACACTGAGCGAAATTTCATTGGCTTTGAAACTAACGAAGAATACTATAACAAGTCGCTGCAGCGTATCAAAAATAATGTGACGCAGCTAGATTTATTTGAATAGCTCTAATTCATGAAAATTACGGTTACATTGAGCGCTTAAACCATTTCATGGATAATTTATCACGAACTAGGCNGGCGTGGAGATAAAATATGCTTCCGCGACACAAAATTCTTAAAAGTTATCGAAGTTACTGACAAATACATAACGGTTGAAAAAGACCAGTTCACTAAAAAATCAGTTAAGCGTGATGATTTTAGAATTGTAAAAATAAATGGAAGATACCATGCATGTGAACTCTTTGACAGAGTTGTGAAGTGAGGGATGAGATGAAGTGTAAAAAATGCGGTAACAAAATAGATTGTGATTGTATGGGATGCCATGAGTGCCATCCAGAATATACTTGTGAAACGTGTGGATTTTGCCATATTGACGGTTGGGAAGCTGGGGCATGCTGGAGTTTAGCCAATGACCCTGATTATGACCCATTCGATATTTAAAGGAGATAAGAAATGACAAATTTATATGATGAAACAGTCACGATTTTAGAAAGACACGATAAAACAATTGCCGATATTGAATATATTGGTAGTTCAGAGACAAAAATTAATACAAATAAAGCGCTCGAATTGATGAAAAAAACGAATTATGATAGCGGTTATGGCGGTCAGGAAATAGCAGAAAACCTAATGATTAAAGGGAATGGTTTCATCATGACACGAGGGGAATATGATGGATCTGAATGGTGGGATTATATGCAAACAGACCCGTCTTTACCGCAAGTAGAGAGAGATGTTAAAAGTTTTAAAGCAAACATAGGCTGGGACAGCTTAGAGGGAATTAATGGCTTGGAGGACACGAAAAATGACTAAGTTTGAAGAGAAGAAAAAAGAAGCCTATGAAAAAGCCAGTATGAAACAATTTGGAAATGCTGATGGTAGTAGAGCAATGCGGTATCTATTAAATGAATTGGAAAATGCAGGTTTATTAAAAGAACCTCAACCTCTGCCAGTCGTGCCTGAGTGCGTGGCTGAGTGGATAGAAATATTAAAAACTAAAGGCCTTAAACCACTAAAAAATCCAGAAATATACGGAGAAACTGGCTTTACAGAAGAAAAACTACAAAATATTGTATTTTGGATTTCTGAACACCAAGAAGATTATATGCGTGCATGGTTAGACGGCTATCAAGTCGAAAAGCCGCAGCTGTTCAAACTTATTTTTCCAAACAGTACTGCTGTTTTACAAAAAGATGGAGAATTAAACNCCGCAGCTGTTCAAACTTATTTTTCCAAACAGTACTACTGTTTTACAAAAAGATGGAGAATTAAACTCTTTTGCGGATACAGTTTATAAAAGATATTTAATTGAAAATGCAATGGCTGAGCAAGAAATAAAGTCAATTGATGAGCGTTACTGGCAGTTTGCTGTGCCTGTGGAGGACGGAGAATGACAAGAAAATTTAAAAAACTAAACGAAAATGCGACTATTCCAGAAAGAGCGACAGAACATAGCGCAGTATATGACATTTCAGCAAGTGAAACAGTTACGATTCAACCTGATGAAATAAAAATGGTAAGCACAGGTCTAGCTGTTCAACTTGGACATGATGAAGTGCTGAAATTATACGACCGTTCAAGTAATCCAGTTAAGCGTGGCATTGCATTGATTAATTCAGTAGGAATTATCGATTCAGATTACTATCTGCAAGAATTTAAAGGATTATTTATGAACATCTCAAAAGAGCCTGTAACCATTTCTAAAGGTCAAAGAATAATGCAAGGGGTATTTGTCAAATACCTTACAACAGACGATGACAACGCAAACGGAGAGCGTACAGGCGGATTTGGTAGCACTGGGGAGGTGTGAAAAAACGAGAAAGCAAACAACATGTTATATCTGTGATAAACCAATTGAACCTGAATGGCTTCCAGAAGGAGAATTTATTGTATGTGATGAATGCTCTTCGGACACTGACAAGCTTTCGGTTGAAAAACTCCAAGAACACTTGTTGCCTTATAAAAAAGAAACGGTTCAAAAAATCATAGATGAAAAAATGCAGTTAGTGACTGCAGATGAATTCTTAAAACTTCACAAAGAATCTTTAACTGCTATTAGAGAAAACGACAAACTCCAAGAACAGCTTAATACTGCGAAAAAGGCACTGACAGAAATAGCTTATACCAGACAAGAAATTTGGCGAGGAGGCACATTGGTCGGATTTGAAGCAACAGAAGATGCAAAAATAGCTTATGATGCACTCGCAGCGATTGGATGGGATGGGTGCCCAGTTGGTCTAATAGTTAAGAATGGATTGACAAAAGAAGAACTTGAAGGGAGCGACGATGAGTGATTTAGTGAAAGTGGGGGAGGGATGACAACAGAGGAAATAGTACAAAACTACCAAATAAAGTTGTTAAAGATTATATTCAAAGAAACTGATAATCTGATGACGAAAAAAGAAAATGCGGATATTAACGCACATAAACTTGCTGAAAATGGGAATTCTGTGAGAACATCAGCATATTGGAAATCAGTAGGAAATGCAGAGTTTTACATTAAAGAGATCTACCAAAAGTTGAGCGCTTTAGCAGAAATTGATAGACTTTTTCATTGGTCCGATCGTTTACATCAAGAACAATTAAAATTTGTTAGTAAATATCCAAAAATTATGGAAAAATACAGACAAACTAATATCGCTGGTCAATGACTGGTGGGGAGGGANCATGGCTTTTATCATATTCATTTTCAAAAATGATATTAAAAAATGGTGGAGGAATAGAAAATGAAACTTTTGTGTAAGCTGTTCGGGCATAAGTGGGAATATCTAGGAACTTTAAGCAATGGAGAGTACCAAAGGTATAAAGAAAGGTGTGAAAGATGCGATAAGGTTGTAATTGCAACATTTGCGACGAAAAACCCTTTTGTTATCGACCGATCAGACCTTGACGAGTCAGAGAACGTGTTCGGGGAGGAATGATGGCGGAATCAAAAAAACTTAATCAGATTTGTGATAATTGCAAAGGTAGATTTGACTTTGTGATGAGTAAGGATTATACGCAAAACCCACCTTATCCTCTTGGTCGTGAACTTTGTACTGCTTGTCTTATTAAAGAAAGAGAAAACAATGACAGAAGCTGAAAAATGGCTTGATAAACATATGGATTGAACGCAAAAAAAGCCCAAGCTGACCAAGCTTGAGCGAAATACTGAACAATATTGCGATTTTTATTTTTGGTCTTAAATATTATAGCACACAGAACAATAATTCATACCAAAATAAAAATGCCCGAACTGACCAGATTCGAGCTTAATAGAACAATGTTTCATGGATAATTTTTATGGTCTAACAAATTATATCATACTGAGCTAGGAACTCGCTAAACTCAACTGGAGGAGAAAATGATAACATTTATTTTAGGCTTATTAATTGGAGCGATAGCGATGTTTTTGATTTATCTGAAACAAACGAAAGAAATAGCAGCTAAAACAATATCAAGCATTTTGGAAGATTGCGTTGAAAAAATAGAATTGCATGAATGGGGTACAGAAAAGATAGTTGAATTTTTAAATAATGCTGCTAATAAATTGAAAAACAAAAAATAATATAAAAAAAGCCCGCTGGGAACGGGCTTTAAAAACTGATTTCTTAACTACTATTATATCATAAATATAAGGAGTTAAGACACTATGAGTAGAAGATATAACCTTACTGACAGCGACTTGAAAGCTATAGAGAAGAAGCTCTTTATGTGTCAACGAATTGACCACGCTATTCAATATCGCAAGTATGAGTTAGAAGTTAAGCAATCACATGATAATAATGTAGGTGGCGGTAGGTCAAGTATAGTCTCAAAGCCAGTAGAAGATATGGTTATGAAATGGGATGCTGACAGTAAACTCCAAAGCCTATATGAATTTAAGAATCGAATCAATGAGTTACAAGATTGGTTTGGAGAGGATGAAGATATGCAATTGGTATTCCACTACCGTTGGTTATCTGGTAAACGTTATACAGTCCCAGAGATAGCTGATAAGTGTCACATAACTGAGCGCCAATACTTTAGAAAGAGAAGAGCAATACTTGAGAAGTATGATGAGATATGTGACGGCTTCTGGTAATTTGTCACCTTTTGGGCGAAAACTGACAAGATAAATGTTGTATTATAGTATCATCAAATAAAACAAATAAAGCCAGCGGATATATTCTGTTGGCTTTTTGTGTGGAGAAAGTGAGGTGACCTCCCATAGTATTACGTGCTGACCGTACTGGTGCGCATCGTGTAGCCTTTGATAAGAATAGAAAGATTCTTTTAAAGACACAGAACACTTGTGGAATATGTGGCAAGCCAATCGATAAGAGATTGAAAGCTCCTGATCCATTGAGTCCAGTTGTTGACCACATCATTCCAATTAACAAAGGTGGCCATCCTTCAGCGATGGATAACTTACAGCTTGCTCACTGGACCTGCAACCGCCAGAAGTCTGACAAGCTATTCAATGTGAAGCAAGAAGAACCAAAGGTATTAGGTAATCGTAATTTACCACAGAGCCGTGATTGGTCTTCTTATGCATCTTAATTTATTTATGATAGATATTATTAAAAATAATTTAATGAGCTTAGGAGCTAAACTATGGGGGCATATCCCCCTCCCTCTGGGTCACTCCGTACTTCACGCCGTCACTGTACATATTTTTTCTTGAGCGAGAAAAAGGAGATAATAATGAAAAGAATTTGTAGCATCTGTAAGCAAGAAAAAGAGCTAGATGAACATAATTTTCCTAAAAATTTTAAGAGAAAACGTGGATTTGAAGGGCGATGTAAAGTCTGCCGAAAAGCTAAAGATAAAGCAAGATATGAGGCGAAAAAAGAAAAGATTTTAGAGCAGAAAAAGAGATATTATGAAAAAAATGCAGATAAAATCAAAGAACGGCAATTAGGTTATTACAACGAAAATAAAGGTAAGTGTCGTCAGTCAGAAAAAGATTGGTGTAAAAATAATCCTACAAGACGACGAATGACTTGTGCAAAGTCTAGAACTTTGAAATATGGCTCTGAAAGTACCTTGACAGAAAAAGAATGGCTTGAAATTAAGTCATTTTTTTGTTGCAGCTGTGCTTACTGTGGTATGCCTGAAAAAAAGTCTCTAGAAATTTATGGCGAGTATTTACATCATGAACATGTCGTCCCATTAATTGATGGTGGCGCATATTCTTATGGAAATGTAGTTCCGGCTTGTAGAAGTTGTAATTCTAGTAAAAGGAATGATGACTTTTTTGTTTGGTATAAAAATAGTAATGTTTTTAGTCGGAAAAGATATATGAGAATTGTTCAATATCTTAAAGGCGAGAGAAAGGAGCAAAAAATTGACTGAAAAAGGTATTGGATACCTGAGATTTAAGCTATCTATTCATAAACGAAGAGCAGAAATGCGCTATGATCAATATGCAATGAAACATGTTGATAGATTCAAAGGGATTACAATTCCACAAGCATTAAGCCAACAATATCGTTCAATATTAGGGTGGTGTGCAAAAGGAGTTGATAGTCTTGCAGACCGTCTTGTTTTTCGAGAATTTGAAAATGATGACTTTACAGTAAATGAAATTTTTGAGGAAAATAATCCTGATATATTTTTTGATAGTACTGTTTTGTCAGCACTTATTGCATCATGTAGCTTTACTTATATTTCTAAAGGTGAAAATGATGCAGTACGACTTCAAGTTATTGAGGCGGTCAATGCAACAGGAATCATTGACCCAATTACTGGGTTACTGACAGAGGGATATGCAGTTCTAGAACGAGATGAAAACAATAATGTTGTTCTTGAAGCTCATTTCTTGCCTGATAGAACAGATTATTATTATCGTGATTCACGTAATAATATTTCGATTGCAAATCCAACAGGTCATCCACTGTTAGTGCCTATCATTCACCGCCCTGATGCAGTTCGTCCATTTGGGCGTTCTCGTATCACACGTTCAGGAATGTATTGGCAAAGCAATGCAAAACGAACCCTTGAAAGAGCTGATGTAACTGCTGAGTTTTATTCTTTCCCTCAAAAATATGTAACTGGATTGAGTGATAATGCGGAGCCAATGGAAACATGGAAAGCAACAGTTTCAAGCATGTTGCAATTTACAAAAGACGAGAATGGCGATAAACCAACTCTTGGACAATTTACTCAACCAAGCATGTCGCCATTTACTGAACAACTTAGAACTGCAGCTGCTGGTTTCGCTGGTGAAACTGGATTAACTCTTGATGATTTAGGATTTGTTTCTGATAATCCATCATCGGTTGAAGCAATTAAGGCAAGTCATGAAAATTTAAGATTGGCTGGTAGAAAGGCTCAACGAAGTTTGGGAGCAGGATTACTAAATGTGGCGTACGTTGCTGCTTGCTTGCGTGATGACGTTCCTTATCTAAGAGAACAGTTTAGCAAAACAAAACCGAAATGGGAACCATTGTTTGAAGCCGATGCAAGTATGTTAAGTCTTATTGGAGATGGAGCAATTAAACTCAATCAAGCAATTCCTGAGTTCATCAATAAAGATACCATTCGTGATTTAACTGGAATTAAAGGAGCTGAATAATGGAAGATATTTTACCACCTCTTTTAGAAAAAATTAATCAAGATTTTGATGAAAGAGCAGCAAATAGTAAAAAGTTAAAGAAATCAATAGAGTTGTTAAAAAATAAAAAAGCTACTTATATTCAAGCAAATGAATTTGGTGTCGAAGTTGGTCAAATTTTATCTGATGTTTTGGGAACTCATGTAACAGTAGATGTTTTACCTGACGGAAAAATGTATTTCAACATTGCAGATAGATTGTTCAATTCCATATTGAATAAAAATTTTGATTTAATTTCAGGGTATTCAACGGATGTTCAAAGTGAACTTAATCAATTAGCTGGATTTAAATTAAAATCACAAGTACCAGAATTAAACCAAGATAGAATTGATGGCATTGTTAACCGTATTTCTAGTGAAGATGATTTTGAAAAAATACTTTGGCTTTTGAAAGAGCCAATAGTAACATTTAGCCAGAGTGTTGTTGATGATACGCTTAAGAAAAATATTGATTTTCAAGCAAAAGCAGGTTTAAAACCCAAAATTGTACGAAAGTTAGTAGGTAAAGCATGCGATTGGTGTAGAAATTTGGCAGGTTCATACGATTATCCTAATGTTCCAAGCGATGTGTATCATCGCCATGAGCGTTGCCGTTGCACAGTAGAATACGACCCTAGAGATATTGATAAAAAGCGTCAGGATGTTTGGTCTAAAAACTGGGTTGATCCAGATAAAGATGCAAAGATTGCTGAACGTAAGAATTTGAATCTAAAAAGTAAAAAATAACTCATCCCAGCGACAGGGTTATCATGCATTTAGATTGAAGGAGGAGTAACATGACTGCTGAAAAAAGATTTGGCAATCAGTATCCTACTCAATCGGTAATACTTCCATTTACTGAAACAAAATATCAAGAAGCTATTGAGATTTATGAAAAATCTAAACATGAGTGTTATCCATGGCAGAAGAACCTTTTGAAAGAGATTATGGCCATTGATGAAGATGGTTTATGGACACACCAAAAGTTTGGATATTCAATCCCACGGCGGAATGGTAAAACAGAAATTGTATATATCCTTGAATTATGGGCGCTTGAACAAGGCTTAAGCATTCTTCATACAGCACACCGAATTAGTACGTCCCACTCATCTTATGAGAAATTAAAAAAATATCTTGAAGATAGTGGTTATGTTGAAGGAGAAGATTTCAAATCTATCAAAGCTAAAGGTCAAGAAAGATTAGAATTAATTGAGTCTGGTGGAGTAATTCAGTTCAGAACAAGAACATCAAGTGGTGGTCTTGGAGAAGGATTTGATATTTTATTTATTGATGAAGCTCAGGAATATACTACCGAGCAAGAATCAGCATTGAAATATACTGTTACTGACAGTGATAATCCAATGACTATAATGTGTGGAACACCTCCAACACCAGTATCAAGCGGAACTGTTTTTACAAATTATCGAGATAATACCTTAGCTGGGAAAACAAAGTATTCAGGTTGGGCGGAGTGGTCGGTTGAAGATGTCAAGGACATTCATGATGTCGAAGCCTGGTACAATTCTAATCCATCTATGGGCTATCACTTAAACGAACGGAAAATTGAAGCCGAACTTGGCGAAGATAAGTTGGACCATAATGTTCAACGTCTTGGTTATTGGCCAAAATATAACCAGAAATCAGTCATTTCAGAACAAGAATGGAATGCGCTCAAGGTTAATCGTTTGCCAGTTATCAAAGGGAAGCTCTTTGTTGGTATTAAGTATGGGAATGATGGTGCAAATGTTGCAATGAGTATTGCGGTTAAAACACTATCAGGAAAGATATTTGTTGAAACAATTGATTGTCAGTCCATAAGGAATGGCAACCAATGGATTATCAATTTCTTAAAGAAAGCGGACGTTGAAAAAGTTGTTATTGATGGTCAAAGTGGTCAAAGTATCTTAACGAGTGAAATGAAAGATTTCAAATTGAAAGAACCGATACTACCAACTGTAAAAGAAATTATCAATGCTAATTCCCTATGGGAACAAGGGATTTTTCAAAAAAACTTTTGCCATTCTGGACAACCTTCACTTTCTACTGTAGTCACTAACTGTGACAAGAGAAATATCGGTACTAGTGGTGGATTTGGATATAAATCACAATTTGATGATATGGATATCAGTTTAATGGACAGTGCGTTGTTGGCGCATTGGGCTTGTAGCAATAACAAGCCGAAGAAAAAACAACAAATACGGTACTAGACGACTTTTTAAGTCGTTTTTTTGTACCAAAAATTACCGAACTGCCGGGCAAGCAGGAGAAAGGATTTGACTATGTCAGAAAACAATTTACCAAAAACACAAGAAGAGTTAAACCAAATCATTGAAACAAGATTGGCACGCCAAAAAGAAACGATTGAAGCTAATTTTGCTGATTACGATGAACTCAAAACTAAAATTGCTGCACTTGAAGCAGATAACACTGCATATCAAGCAACTATTGAAGAATCAAAGTCTTGGGAACAAGAAAAAGCTGATTATGAAAAACAAATCAGTGGTTACAAAACAACTCAACTCAAACAATCTATTGCTATTAAAGCTGGTTTGCCATTAGATTTGGCTGACCGACTTTCAGGCGATGATGAAGAATCACTTAAAGCTGATGCTGAACGTTTCAGCGGATTCATTAAACCACAAACTCCACCTGCCCCACTTAAAGATGTTGAACCAAATTTGGGTGACGGAAAAGATGGAGCTTATCGTAAATTAGTCGATGGACTAAAAACAGAAGGAGAATAAAACATGGTATTAAACAAAGGAACATTATTTGACCCAGAATTGGTCACAGACCTAATCAGCAAAGTAGCTGGCAAAAGCTCAATCGCACGCTTGTCAGCTCAAAAACCTATTCCATTCAACGGTGAAAAAGTTTTCACGTTTACAATGGATTCAGAAATTGATGTCGTTGCTGAAAGCGGCAAGAAAACTCACGGCGGAGTAACGCTTGCTCCACAGACAATGGTTCCAATCAAAGTTGAGTACGGTGCGCGTATTTCAGACGAATTTATGTACGCATCAGATGAAGAAAAAATTAACATCTTGCAGGCGTTTAATGACGGTTTTGCTAAAAAAGTTGCTCGTGGTATTGACTTAATGGCATTTCACGGTGTCAACCCTCGCCTAGGTACAGCATCGGCTGTTATTGGGACAAACCACTTTGACTCTAAAGTTTCCCAAAAAGTTGAAGCTCCAAGAGGCCTTGCAGATCCCAACGGCGCTATTGAAAACGCAGTAGAGTTGTTAACTGGTGTTGATGCTGATGTAACTGGTATCGCAATCAATCCGTCATTCCGTTCAGCCCTCGCTAAGCAAAAAGACTTGCAAGGAAATGCACTTTTCCCTGAGTTGAAATGGGGTGCAACTCCTGACACTATTAACGGCTTGCCAGTAGATGTCAATAAGACAGTATCTGATATGTCGTTGACACAAAATGACCGCGCCATCATCGGAGATTTCGCTAACGGCTTTAAATGGGGTTACGCGAAAGAAGTACCACTCGAAATTATCCAATACGGTGACCCAGACAACTCAGGTCTTGACCTTAAAGGATATAACCAAGTTTACATTCGTGCCGAGTTGTTCCTCGGTTGGGGTATCCTTGATGCTACTAAATTTGCTCGGGTAACTGAAGCTTCTTAATAAGGAGGTATTAAATGAGATACTTTAATACATTAACTAAAGCCACAATCGACACAGATTTCAAAATCTCTGGCGGAGATTGGGTACTTGAAAATGAATCGAAAGAAGCTGTTGTAGATATCCAAGCTAATGATGCAGACTCCAAAAAACCTGAACAAGAGCAAGTGGTGGAAGAATCAAATGTAGATGGGAACTATGACTGGATTACTAAAGATCAAATCATGCAAGAACTTGACGCTTTCGGTATTAGATATGATAAACGTGCAAACAAACAAGTGCTTTATGATTTGATGATGGAGCAAGGAAAGGAGTAATATGAATCCTTTTGCTACAGTTGATGATTTAACGATGCTATGGCGCCCTTTAAAGGAAGATGAAAAAGAACGAGCTGAAAAGTTGCTTGAAATTGTCTCAGATTCCTTGCGTGAAGAAGCTGATAAAGTGGGGAGGGCTTTAGATGTAATGATTGCTGAAAAACCTCCATATTTTGCAAGTGTTGTAAAGTCAGTTACGGTAGATATTGTTGCTAGAACGCTTATGACATCAACTGATCAAGAACCCATGACTCAAACAACAGAGAGTGCGCTTGGTTACTCTGTTTCTGGTTCATATCTTGTCCCTGGAGGCGGTTTATTCATAAAAAATTCTGAATTAAGCCGTTTAGGACTAAAAAAACAAAGATTTGGGGTGATTGATTTTTATGGGAATGATTAAGGGAATTGCTGTAACTTTGATTGACAATGTAGAAACAGGAAAAGACCCTTTTGGAAACCCAATTTATGAAGATAAGGAAATCGAGGTCAACAATGTCTTGGTTTCCCCTACTTCATCAGATGATATTGTTAATCAGCTTACTTTGACAGGAAAAAAAGCAATCTATACTCTAGCTATTCCAAAAAAGGATACTCATGATTGGGAAAATAAAAAAGTTAGATTCTTTGGTAAAACGTGGCGGACTTTTGGAGAACCACTTGAAGGAATCGAGGAACTTATTCCATTAGATTGGAACAAGAAAGTGACGGTGGAACACTATGGCTAAAAATCTATTCAAATTAAATCGTAGTGGAGTTGCTAGTATGATGAAATCACCAGAAATGCAAGCAATTCTTAAAGAAAAAGCATCTGCTGTTAAACAGCGTTGTGGACCAGGTTATGGTCAAGATATGCATGTTGGTAAAAATCGTGCTAATGCAATGGTATTTGCCGAAACTTATCAAGCAAAGCGTGACAACATGAAAAACAATACAATTTTAAAGGCGGTGCGTTAAATGATTGAGATTATTATTAAAAATTTTCTTGATACTCATTTGTCGGTATCGTCTTTTTTGGAGAAAAAAGGAAAGATGCCATTAAGCTATGTTTTATTTGAAAAAACAGGTAGTAGCAAGAGCAATCACCTTTTATCTTCAACATTTGCGTTTCAGAGCTATGCTCCTTCTATGTATGAAGCAGCAAAGCTAAATGAACAATTGAAAGAAGTTTTAGAACAGCTAATCGAACTAAATGAAATTAGCAATGTATCACTGAACAGTGACTACAACTTTACTGACACAGAAACTAAAGAATACCGCTATCAAGCAGTATTTGATATTAATCATTATTAGGAGGATTAAAATGGCACAAGTAGAAAATGTAACTACTGCAAAGCCCAAAATTGATGGTGCTATTTACTCAGCGCCAAAAGGTACAGCTTTACCAACTGATGCAAAAACAGCACTAAATGTTGCTTTTAAACCGTTGGGATATATTTCAGAAGATGGATTAAAAAATAAAAACTCACCAAAATCTGATAGTATCAAAGCTTGGGGTGGCGATACGGTTGCTACAGTACAAACAGAAAAAGAAGATACATTTAGTTATACATTAATTGAAGCTTTGAATGTTGAAGTACTTAAAGAAGTATACGGGGCTGACAATGTAACCGGAACCCTTAAAACAGGAATTACGGTTAAGGCTAATTCAAAAGAACTTATTGAGCATCCGGTTGTCATTGATATGACAGTACGTGATGGAGTATTTAAGCGAATTGTGATTCCACAAGGAAAAGTATCTGAAATTGGAGATATTTCTTATAACGACTCTGATGCTGTTGGATTTGAGATTACTCTTACTGGTTTACCAGATAAAGTTGGCAACTCTCACTACGACTACATACTCGATACAGCTGTTTAACTCTAATACCCCTGTAAATATTAAATAAAGAAAGCGAGAAATATGTTAAAAGGAACAACAAAATCCGGATTTCGTTATGAAATTACAACTGAACGTTTAAATAATTTCGAGTTGGTAGAAATTTTGTCAGAAGTTGATGAAAATCCTCTTCTGTTACCAAAAATGTTAAATCTCTTATTGGGAGAACGTCAATCTAAAAATTTAAAAAACTATCTTCGAGATGAAGAAGGCCTTGTTTCAACTGACAAAATCAGAGAAGCGCTTGAAGATATTTTTGCAGCTCAAAATAAAATAAAAAACTAATTCTCCTTGCCAGAATGATAAAGTTTGATGAAGAAGCGCTAATGTGCGACCTTGCAGAAATTTATCATATTTACGACTATAAACAGCTATCTCCTCTAAAGATAGCTGTTTTTTCTATAGGTTTGAATGAAGAATCCAGGATAAAAATGAAGATGCGTGGACAAGAGTTCCCAACCAATACACTTCTTTTAGCTGGGATTCAAGACCGTTTAAGTATGTCTTTATGGTTTAAAACAGAAGATGGTCAGAAAGGTAAAAATAGGCCAATACTTGTTACCGATATCATCAATAAACCAAAAGAAAAAACTGATAGAAAAATACGATTTCATTCTGGTGAGGATTTTGAAAAATATCGTCAGCAACTATTTCAAAAAGGAGGAGGAAGTTAATGGCAACAGAATTAGGACAAGCTTATGTGCAAATTATGCCATCTGCCAAAGGAATATCAGGTTCAATGTCTGGGATATTAGACCCAGAAGCTGAGTCGGCAGGAAATAGCGCAGGTCTAAAAATTGGTTCTGCCTTAAAGGTCGCCGCAATAGCTGGTGTGGTAGCAACAGGAGCAGCACTTGGTAAATTAATTTCTTCATCACTTTCTGAAGGAGCTGATTTACAACAATCATTAGGTGGGGTTGAAACTCTATTTAAAGATAATGCAGATAAAGTAAAAAAATATGCGACAGAAGGTTATAAAACGGCTGGTATGTCTGCGAATGCATATATGGAAACCGTAACAGGTTTTTCTGCATCAATGATTAAATCATTGAATGGAGATACAGCTAAAGCGGCAGATTTGTCAAACCAAGCAATTGTTGATATGTCTGATAATGCCAATAAAATGGGTACAAATATTGGTGATATTCAAAATGCTTATCAAGGTTTTGCCAAGCAGAACTATACCATGCTTGATAACTTAAAACTTGGATATGGTGGTACGAAAGAAGAAATGCAACGGCTCTTGACTGATGCTCAAAAGCTGACTGGTCAAAAGTATGATATTTCAAACTTCTCAGATATCACACAAGCGATTCATGCAATCCAAACAGAAATGGACATTACAGGTACAACTGCGAAAGAAGCATCAACAACATTTAGTGGCTCGTTTGACTCAATGAAGGCTGCAATGTCTAATGTTCTGGGGAACTTATCACTAGGCCGTGATTTGCAAGGGCCATTGAATGCGTTGGCGTCAACGACATCAACATTCTTATTCAAGAACTTTATTCCAATGGTAGGAAATATTTTAAAGGCTCTTCCTGGAGCGATTGTCACATTTATCAAAGCGGCCATGCCATATGTGAAAGAAGGAATCGGTAATTTATTAGGATCAGCTTTAGAGCCATTTCAGGATATTGGAAAAAAGATTACGGGTTCATTTAAAGGATTCGATAAATTAGGGGATACTTTTTCAAACCTAAAATCAAAAGTTGATTTACCAACAGCTGGTTTAAAAATTCTCCAAGTAGCTTTTAGTGCATTGCTAGGACCAGCTGGACTAGTTCTGAAAGTAGTTGGTATGATTGCTAATGTATTTCAAAACAAAGGTATAAAAGGCGGAATGAGTCAGATTTCCCAATCCTTTGAAGAACTAGCTTCAAGTATGGCGCAAAATGCTCCCAAGCTCGGTTCAACATTTGGTACTGCTCTAGAGGGAATCTTAACAGCAATCGCAGCAGCGTTGCCAGGAATTGTTTCCGGAGGATTGAAAGTGATTGCCGGGTTTATGGCAGGCCTAGCACAAGGATTACCGCAGCTAGCTCTAACGGCAGCGCAATTGATCACAGCATTTACAGGAGCTATGTTGCTACTTATTCCCACAATAGCTACGTCTGCCACGACAATTATTGTGGCATTTATCGGGGCATTAACTGCTTCTGCTTTACAAATAGTCGCATCGGGTGCAGCTCTGATCAATGCGTTACTTCAAGGGATCACACTTCAAATTCCTTCGTTAGTTGCAAATACAGCAGAATTGATTGTGACTTGGTTGACTGCGCTCAATTCTCATTTACCAGAAATATTACAAGCTGGAATGAATCTTCTACTGACCTTCATGCAGGGAATTGCCAATAATATAGGACAAATCACGCAACAGGCATTAAATATCATTTTGAATTTTGCACAAGTGATCGCCCAAAATATGCCGACAATCGTCAACACTGCGGTAGATTTAATGGTTAATTTTACAAATACGTTAGCCGCTCGAATGCCAGATATCATTAGTGCAGCTGCTACCTTGATTGCGAATTTTGTTAATGGAATTGCCAATAATTTAGGGCAAATCATCAATGCTGCAGTTAATTTGATTATCAAGTTCTTAGAAGGGATCGCCAATAGAATTCCGGATATCGTGAATGCTGCAATGAATTTAGTTGATGCGATTGTTCGTGGAATTAGCCAAGCATCGGGTCGATTGATGGATGCTGGTATTAAATTAATAAGAGATTTGGCTAGCAATATAAGGAGTCGTCAAGATGATATTAGAAGTGCAGCCGGAGAACTGCTTAGAGCAATAGTTGGAGTGTTCGTACCAGATTCACTCATTGAAGCGGGTTCTGCGATTATAAATGGATTCTTAGGTGGCCTCAAATCAGGATTCGAAAATGTAAAAAGTTTTGTAGGTGGAATTGCTGACTGGATTAAAGAACATAAAGGACCAATTAGCTATGATAGAAAACTACTGATTCCAGCTGGTGAAGCTATTATGGGTGGTTTCAACGATAGCTTGATGGAAAACTTTAAATCTGTACAAAAAAATATTTCTGGTGTGGCAGATAACCTTCAAAGCTTGGTAGGCACAGGAGTAACATTGCCAGTTTCTACTGAATTTGATAATAATGCTTTACTTGAAAAAAATATTGACTTACAAACTTCTACGCTGCTTTCAGCAAATAAAACACCATACAGTGACAATAGTAATCAAACCAATGATTTACTTCTTAAGGTGATTAATTCGGTTGAAAAGTTGAATGATAGACCTATTTATTTAACAATAAATGGAAAAACTTTTGCTGCAGCAGTTGCTAAAGATATGAGCAATGAACAAGCCAAACTTGGAGATATCGCAAAAATGCTAGAAGGGGCACGTGTATAATCAATGGAATATAACTCAATAAAATTAAATAACGTTGAATTGATGGATTACATGATAATAAACGATGTTCGACGTGGTATATCTACAGAAATGACAAACGTTACAGAAAATAAGGTTGGAGATGGATCTAACCTGATCAGTTCTAACCTTTCATCAAAAAAAATAGAAATTGACTTTACTTTACTAAAAGACTTGATAGCAACTAAACGAATTGTAGGAAAAATAACAAGTTCTAAGCAGTTACAAAGTATTATATTTTCTGATGACCCTAATGTGTTTTGGGAAGTGATTATTGATGGAGAAATCAAAGCTACTGAACATAATAATGGGAAATATACGAGCGGAACTCTCACGTTCTTAGTTCCAAATGGTTACGCAGAATCAGTCGATACTAAAGTATTGAATAATGATAACTCAGGCGGTGAAAATGGAACCATCATAAATAATGCTGATAACTCAGTTTCGGTACTAATTAATAATAATGGGACATTGCCAATCTTTCCAACAATCAAAATCACACCCACCGCTGAATCAGGTTTCTTTGGAATAGCTGGACAGAATGTTCTTGAAATTGGTAATCCAGATGAAGCGGACGAAAAACGAAAAACGAAACAAACAACGATTGCAGATTTCAAAACTCAGTCAGATTTTGACACGAATTTCGTAGATGCAACGGATCGGACGACATCTTGG